ATACTTTAGGCTGAATGAATGCGATGATACATAGTTTACACCATCTATTTCACAATCCTCAGTAGGATTTGCATATACAGTTACCTTATATCCAAGCTTTACTAACTCACGAGACGCTCTTATTACTGCCTCTTCACTACCACCTATACCATCCTTTAATGAATTTCCATCCCACTCCTCATATGCAAAACCACAGAATATAGATATCTCATTATCATCATGAACTCTGGGTAATGTAATATCAGATATCATTGATCTAATAACTGGTTCACTCTTTAGATTCTTTGGGATAATAACAGGTAGCTTAGCTAATAGTTTAGTCTCATTAATACTATCTAAATACCTTGCATATTTAACTAGATGTATTAAACCATCATTATTTATTTTAATAGACCTCATGCTGTCAACTCTATTATTAATCATCTCATCGTTAGGGAACATCTCTTTTAACTTCATGACAACCTCATATGCGTCATCTATCTTATTTAGATTTACTGCAATATTAAATGCACACTCTAATCCTCTTACCTTTATATCTCTAGGACTAATAACTAAAGTCGTTAACGGCATTTCAACTGACTCTGAAAGTTTAAGATAGAATGATGCTGTTCTGAAATCTTTCTTGTAACAATACATTAATGCCAAATCTATATACGTCTGCGGGAACAAAGAGAACTCCTCTAGTGCTTTATATAATCTAGAAATAGCTTTATCATAATCTTGATTCATTCTATAAATCTCTGATAAGTATTGATTAGCCTGACATCTCTCCTCATCCCATCCTGATTTACTATTCTTGTCTGATCCATCTAAATAGTCATATATTAATCTCTCTGCCTTTGGCATATTCTCTTTTAATCTAGTATCGAAGTACGTCTTAGCTAAATAGAATATTGTTCTTGGATCTCTATTATTACCCTGACTCTCTAACTCTTTTTCTAACGATACAATATTTCTATTCATTGATCTAATCATCTTCTCATCGTTTGTATATTGCAACACTTCACAATCTTTGCTTATCAATACTTTAGCATCACCTATTATAGTCTCATGAATAGAGCCAACCCATTTTGACCATCCAGTATTTTTTATTAATCTTTCTCTGAAATGTTCTATCAAGATTTGGTCTATAGAACCATCCTCTTTAAACGTTACATAATATAAGTAATTGAATAATACGGCATTCTTACCATGCTTATCAGCTAGCTCTATACATGCACCTATCTTATCTGGATTTAAAAATACATCGTCTGCGTCTATCCATAATATCCAATCATAATCAGAAGTAATCCTTGAGAAGTTGAAATTCCTAGCATCAGAAAAGTTTGTCGTCCATTTAAAAAATGATATCTCAATATCCACACCTTTGCGTGCCATCTCTGCAAACTCTTTTAATTCTTTCTCTCTTAATTTCGCCTCTTCACTTATCTCGTCTGTGGTGTATGTTATTGTTAAGAACAACTTATCAACATGATTTATTATAGATGCTATCGATCTTGTTACAAACTCTAGTGGCTCAAAATCACCAGATATCTGCGAGAATGCTAACTTATATGGTTTAACATTTGGTTCTTCCATTATTTAAAATATATCACAATTATATCTTTTGTGCTACCTTAAATTCTGGAAATCTCTTTGCAAAACTCCTAAAGAACCTTTTGTCCATCTTCAATTCATCACTGTTATACATTACTCTAATGAATCTTATTATCTGTTCTGGTATGTCTAGTAGATAACGTTGTGTCTTATCCTTTGTACTTGCTGTGTCGTTAGCCCTAGTCTTTCTTGTCTCTTGCATCTGGAATATAAAAGAATCATATTTGTCTGCATTTATTGTCTTCCAATAATCAATTATTATAGCAATTACATCAAATACACTCTTATCTTTTCTTGCCTGCATAAGCTTATCTACAAGTAATAATGAAGTACTATCGGTTTCTTTTTTAGTTACGGGATCTATTATTCTCATTTTTTTTGGGGGCGACAGTGTTAACCATCGCCCCAGTAAATAGTTTATTTATATAACACTATCCATTTATTGCAAAACCGGTTTGCTTAAAGCTTGACCTTTGAGCTAAATACTCAAGTGTCATTTCGCCTATAATCTCACCAGCTTTATAGTCACCATCTTTTGGCCTCTCTTCAGTAAATGGTTTTCTTAGGTATGCTACCTTCCATTTATCCTCTTTGATACCAATCATGGTTACTGTACCAGCAGAATTTCTAATGTCTCTATGAGCCATAATTCTGTGTACTCCGAAATCAGATTCATATACCATTACTGGTCTGACTAATTTCTTGTCTGACGCATCGATATATCTTGTACTACCAGCTGTATATGTAGAGATTTTTCTTTTTAATCCACCAGGTACTAATACCATATCTGGAACAGAATCATCACCTACATCATTCCATACAAACTGGAACGCATCATTAAACATGTCCTCAGATAATGATGTACCAGAAGCTCTAGCCGTAGCATGTGATGTAATAACTGCATCCATACCAATCATGTATCGAGCTACTCCAGATGATCCAGACGCTGCTGTTGAGTTAATCAAAGCAAATTCTAAGTCCATCTTCCACTGGCTTAACGCCTTACTCTTTTGATAAGTATAAGGGTCAGACATGCCTGCTACTGCTACTGAACTCTCAGTACCAGATACTCTAAACGATCTACTTATAATATGTGTGAAATTTCCACGTCTTGATGGTTGTGTTAAATCACTATATGTAGTAGTTCTACCTTCAACTGATGCTGTTATTGTTGTTGGTCTTGCGGTGTAATCCTCGGTCCACTCATGATAAGTACCTTTCGCAACTGCTGTTCCTAACATAGTTGTTAATGGTGTAGAATCAGGCGAAACATCGCTGATTATATCCAATAGGTCTTCTCTTCTTACAGCATCATCATATGTAATTAATCCAAATGCCATATTTATTTAATTGTAATCACAACAAATTATTTTTATTGTGATAAAACTATAAATTACTATTGGACAATCTTTTAGCTAACGCAACATATCCCTCACTACCACCATACCTAGACAATAACTTTAGTCTTTTTAATTCACTATCGTTTACTTCTCGTTTGGTTTGTGAGGCAGACCTACCTTGTAGTGTGCCTGCTTGTTCTTTTGCTGTTTCAGCACTATTAACATTACTCTGGTTAACACTTGGTCTAGCATATCTATCCCATTGTTTCTTAACCCTAGATGCAATTAGAGATGCGGAAGGTAACACTGCTTGCTTACCTGACATTACAGATTGAGCATATTTATCTAACTCTGATCTGTATATACCAGCAACCGCGGATTCAAATAACGGATTATAAGAATCAGTGGTTGAATCCAATTCTGGATACTTCTGTTGAGCCTTAAATTCATCTAACATTAAAGATGTGTTCTCACTATCATTTAATATCGGATTTACTACATGACTTTTCTTAGCCGTGTTTAATTCAGAAGCCTTAAAGCTTTCATCGTCTATATTGCCATACTTAGTCTGATAGCTTTTAAGCTGTTGTTTAGCTCTTTCGTATTCTTCTCTTAACGCTCTCCAATTTTTATCTTTATCATTTGTAGTGTTAGTAGTCGATTGACCATCATCTGAATCATCGTTAACAAGTGTTTTATCTGACTTCACTGTCGAGTCACTAACTGTATCATCAAACTGATTTGGTTCGAGATTTGGCGAATAATCTCCGGTTGTATCTTCAACCTGTGTATTGTCTGCCATATTTGTATCTTCATCCATTTTATTACTACCTATACGCTGGCGAAACGCATGCTAATAAATCATATTACCTGTTTATTAGAATGAAAGAGTTTACCATCTCTGATAACATCATCCAATCCAATAAACCATCCTGCATTACATTTAATGCACTGTACCTCCCTAGCCGATCTATATGCTAATTTATGATCACACACACGATTATCTATTATATGTACGCTGTTTGTATATCCATCCCAATAATCATCATTTGTTGACGGTAGGTTTGGAATCATATCTTACCAGCAATCTTATATACAATATAATAACATACTCTCTCTATGTTAGTCTCTACAAAATATTTAAAAGTAAATATTAGATCTAGCAGTTTATTACCAGTAACAATCTTTTTTACTGCTGTCTTATAGACTAGTTTGCTTTTAGTAGCCATATTATTTAGATTTATTTATGCTAGTATTAAATGTTTTATTCAATACATTGCTCCAAATATCTTTAAACTTATCCGAGCTTTCGTTTAACTCGCCACGTTGTTTCTTTCTTAAGTATATCGCCTTGCTTATCATTGAGTCTATCTTATTCAATATCTCTCTTGATACTTCAGCACTATGATATAGATTTAACTCTGCCCACATCCATTCTTTCTGACTTAATCCCTTTGGATTTATCCATGAATGAATCATTCTAGCTTCTAACCATTTCTTTATTATACTCCAGCCCTCACTAGTTATTAATTCTGCTAGTGCCTCACCATCTTTACAATCTTTTATCTCTTCTTTTGTTAGTTCTTTAGATTGCATATTCTCATTATACTATATTATTGGCTCTTGTTGCATCCCGCCTTGATCGGGCTGTATTGGCTGTTGTCCTGGCATACCAGGCATCTGTTGTTCTGGCTGACCCATCATCATTTGTTGATCGTTCTTTGTGAAATATCTACCAGCTCCTTTTACTCCGTTTGCTTCAAAAGCGTCTATTAGCAATTCATACATATCTGGGATATATCCTTGAGTAGCTAACATCTGTGCAACTGCTGGCTCTTTTATATACTGCAACAATTCAAACTTAGCTTTCTTCTCGTCAACTAAATTCATTGCCCTCATAGAATCAACATCTAGTATAAAGTCATAACTTCCTATTAAATCATCTGGAACTACATTAAGTTCAGCTAACTCGCCAGTATCATCAAGTTTAAGCTTAGGTAATGTTTGGCCATCAATATTGACTGGATATCTTGGTACTTGCTGTATATCTAGCTCCTGACCTTCCATTACATTCATCTCTTGTATAGACATTTCCTCATCGCTCATATCTGGAATGTACTCGTCTAATCCCAGCTTCTTAAACTCATCAATTACATTCTTGTCTACTATTCTTAACACTAGATTTTGTTTTCTAGGATCGCTAAATACGAACTGTTGATCCATCATTAACCATAACATGTATTGTTTCTGTATTGCCTCGCTTAAGAATATCTGATTAAAATTGTCTCTTATACTTCTTGTAGTCTCAAGTGTCTTTATCTCAGTAGCTGTCTTAGTTGTACCAAACGGATCTAATGATGAATAAGCAGCAGAAGCCTCACCCATTCCCTCTTTAAACATTGATATCAACACTGAATATACATTTGTAAACTGATTTGTAGATGATACAGAGTGTTCTAATGGAACAACATTGTTTGGATCATCCATCTGCCACACTTTACCAGCACCCCATTCTAACGTATGCATTTGTACACCCGCTGTTCTTACCTTTAATATCCTGTATAGATCCATATTAATAGCATCTATATATTGTGATGTTAACGCATTCAACGCCTTCTGTACTTTCTCAATAGGCTCTATCTCGCTCATTCCATATATATCATCTTCGATTGGAATATATCTTAAATGTACTATTGGTATCTGACCGTGATTATAAGGATTTGTATCGTCTCTTAATAATATATTATATCTTGGAGCGAATACAATGATCCTATCTTCCCTATATTCTGTTATTATCTCAATAGTCCTAAAGTCTGGTGTCTCATCATCACCAATGTAATCGTTTAGACTTCTCATATCTTTTATCTTAGGAATATAATTAACATCCCTCCTATCACCTACTATCTTTCCTGATGAGTCGGCTGACATTACTGCCTCTTTTAATAAGTCTAGATTTTTATAAATAGACTTACTACTGGATACATCATTAATATCCATTAAATCTTTAACAGTTACATAGTCTCTATATTGAAACCAATTCTTAATAGTTGAGTAAGCAGGATTATATAAACAGTCTCTATTATTCAATACTCTAAACGCAGGAGCATCATATACTACCTTACCAGAAGAATCCTTTTTATATTGCCATGTAGCAAGACCAAACGAGGCTCCATACTTTCTAGTATTCAGATCCATCATAGCCCATTTATATGCCATTGATGTATTGTCTAAACGTATTGAGTCTTCCCATTGAAATTTTAATAACTCTGAATATATCTTAGCTTTTATTACATCGCCACCTTCACGAGGTATTAATCTACCAATAGGCTTACCACCATTTAATCTGGCCATCTTCTCAAACAAAGCAGTAAATGTTTGTGGTACAAATATCTGTGCGGAGTATGGCCACTCTGTCTCTCTTATATGTGAATGGAACAATTCATCCTTAATATCGAATGACCTATACCTATTCTCAAGGTCCTCCTTAGACATATTATAATGTGACTGCACCTCTTTTAAAATGCTTTCTTCTTTTTTGTTCATAGTTAAATTGTAATATTTTAGAGACTAAACAACAATGTTTAATTCTAATAACTTATCTGTTATACCTTTACACTTAGTTATCTTATATTCTCTCACCTCAATTTCAACCTTACCCCATCCACTACAATCATTTATTTGTTTTAATGCATCTATTATAGAACATATAACTTTTGGATTAATAGATGTTTGATCTAATTTATCTTTAATCTTGTGCAAATCATCATCAAATTTTGACAACATATACATAAATATAGTTGTGTTAGATGCCTGAATATTTACTAATGATATATTGTTATTATGCTCGTCTGCAGTTTGTATCTTACCCATGACTATATTTTACCAATTTTAAATGCGTCTTGTCCCCACTTATATTGATATCCTACATCACTAGACTTCTTATAGCTTACTACTATATATCTTAATGCATCCATAGCATGGTCTAACGCCTTCTCTGGTTTATCTGGTTCGTTCAAATCCTGTGCTTTTGTTACAGATTTTTCCATCCATCTATAATTCTCGAACTCCTTAATAGTGTTCTCACAATGTTTAAATATAAATAAACTAGGTAATCCACGTTCATGTACTGTATCGTTTGTCCAAAATAGTTTAGGCACAACATGTCCACTCTTCCTTTTCAATCTTTCGGATACCTTCTCTATTCCAAATCTTACCCAGTTTTCATTACTAGTACCAATCTCCTTATCAGCTGGCGTTATATATATATTCCTTTGACTAAACTCTCTTATCCATTGTGCACCACTTGGATCGCCATACGTCTGTCTTACATTATTATATTTGCTTGAATTAATGATACCCGCATGATAATCAATCGTCATACCAGTTTTATAATACTCATCTATGATAAACATATTATCATCATTATCCACTGTTACCCATAAACACACAGTAGGATTTGTACTTCCAAAATCTATACCTCTGTATATATACCAATTGCTAGGAATATCAAAAGGATCGCATACATGTATATCTCTCTCAAAGTCTTTATATACTAATCCAGTAAACTTTCTAAAGTCTGCCATGTACTCTTGTGCAAAGGTATCTTCTGTTAACTCTTGTTTAGCATTCTCTATCTCAGACTCAGGTACATATGGATTATCATAACTAGAGAACCTCCATGATTTATACAACTTATTATCTTTCTGACCAATATTATATAAATCAAAGAAATGATTATATCCCTTAGGAGTAGATATAAATACAACAGGAGCTTCATAATCAGTCAATGTAGGCCTTAATACTTCTTGCCACAACCAATCCCAGTTTCTAATAGACGCTATCTCATCAATAACTAATCCGTTTAACTTAACGCCTCTTAAACTATCTGGATTTTCTGCACCCTTTAACTCTATTATTGATCCATTATTTAACTCGAATGACAAATCAGTCTCGTTTATTTTAACAACACTACCATCTGGCAATGTATATATTAGTTTCTTGAAGTCTGACCAATGAATACTTTTAGCCTGTCTGTATGTTGGATTGACTATCCAGTATTTTCCTACACTTGTGATAGCCCAGTTTAGTGTAATTAATTGTGCTAGTGTGGATTTACCACTACGTCTACCTGCACAAACAACTTTGAATCTATGGTGATCATCCCATACTTCTGTCTGCCATCTATTCAGTTTTATTTCCATAATCCTTTATTATTATTAATGGTTGATTATCAACACCAGTTATATTGGTGTTCTGTTGTGATCTACCCTCTGTCCTATCAGTTAACTCAACAAGATATTTAAGGTCTCTTCTAGCCTTTACTACTGCCATATATGCTAGCTCTTGTGCTGTTGTTCTCTTACCCTCTGGATTATCTTCTAACCATGTATTAAATTCATCAACACTCATCATTACGAATCTCTTATATTGGAATGATATTGAGTCTTCTGCTCTCCAGTACCCATTCTTCCTATGTTCTGGATGATCTCTAAACCCTCCCCTACCAGTAGGATTTCTAATCATATTTGTGTAAACTCTCTTTGTAGACATTCGAAATATATATTACAATCTTACGTTACTCACCTTCACTCACATTAACTTTCAATATAATATTCTGTGGCAATCTCAATAATTCTGATACATTTTTTGCCTGATATTCACCAACACTAAACGTAATATTGTATGAACCATCAACTAATGGGCCACTTATCCTAACTTTATCTGCTAGGAAGTTTATGCTATCCATAATATGATGTTATCATTTTTATTAATATATCTCAAGCCTCCTCGAATACCTCTATACATAATACATTCTTATCATTAACCATTAACATACGTCCATCTTTTAATAGTAACTTTGTGAATTGACCCTGTTTAATATATGTAGTATCAATACCATTAAACGTCTTCTTCTCGCCTCCTACAAAATGTATTATTTGTGTAACGTACTTGCCCTTCTTCTGAATACTACTCTTTAGATCAATCATAGACCTAAAAGACTATTTATCTTATCAACTACTGAATCATGCATTAAATCAATATCTCTTAATTCAACATTATATACTTGTGAACGGAGACATCCAAAACATTTAACACGAGCCTCGTATTCCTGACTAAACAATCCCTCTGGACTCATCCATGAACTCCTTACTAGATTAAAATTAACAAGCATTTCCTTTGTTCCACATTTATCATTAAAACTACACATACTATTTAAAACCCAAAAATGCGACTATTAAAACAAATGCATACAAGCACATAACTGTAATCATAAACATTCTTAATACTATGTCTTTCATACATGATTTAATAGTTTTATTTAAAACTAGGATACTTAAAATTCAATGTTGATGAATCTTGAATTTTATTATTAATAATATTATTATCCTGCATTGATGTCAATCCAGTATCAATATTGTTGGTATTATATTCAATAGTAACTCCAACATCTACTGGCTCTATGGTAGACCTAAAAAACACACTCTTAATGAATAAGAATGCATTAACAAAGAACAATATAACTCCTAATATTAACAATAAGTCTAGAAACTTATCTAATTTTGTTTTTTCCATATACTTCTATAAACATATCTAAGACTAACGAGAGTATTACTATAATACAATATATAAACTGCAGATAGTCTTCACAGAAAAATAAATAAACTATAGTTGTAATAAACAAAAACAACTTAACCGTTTTATGTACCATATATACAATCAATTGCTTAATATATTCATCCATTAATTAATACCAACTATCTTTTTACATACCCAAGGAGTCCATTTTTGAGATTTATACATATTGAAAGCTACATCAATATTATAATCAGCATTTAATAAATCCTTCGGGTTATGTTTATGAATACTATTAATCTGAAATAATCCATAATCCCATGACCCATTCTTATTAGCAGTATTAATAGCAGTGGGATTGAAATTACTCTCACACTTAGCAATAGCCAATGCCTCCTTTGCTACCTTTATACTAATAACTGAAAACTTATCAAATATCTTGCCCTGCACATTCTTATCACCAGTCTTGTAATAACTAATAGCCCTTTCTTTTACTTCTATCTTCTTAGAGTCAGTATCTATTATATTTACATTGTTTGAGTCAAGATCTACTGCATATATAGTAATACCAAAGAATAAACTCACAATCCATACTCCTGCGAATATAGACATACATAATATATATGCTGGTATTCTATTCCATATACTAGACTTCTCTACTCTATTAATCCTATTGTATCCAACATCCTTAGACACAAGTTTAGCTAACTTGTATCCCTCATAGTTCTTAGAGTACACTGTCCTAATCCTTCTAGCATGTACTGTCTTGTCCTCAGCTCGTATGAATATTTCATACCCTAAAGACTTTAAACTATCTATTTCATTACCGGTAACATTATTGGCCTTACCGATATACTTGTAGCCATTTTGTTTTTTTGTCATATCTCTATATTATCATAAACAATATCACTTGTCAAGAGAATACTATAGTTTACTTAATAACATCTTAATACATGCTCTAGTCAACTTAAATAATGCATGTACCTCTGCATCACTTAGTGATTGTGTAGACACCTTATTGTTCATGTCAATGGATATCTCTCTAAACGATTTACCTTTTAATCTTTCACCTAATAACTTTTTCTGTGCCTCAGATAAACCCCACTCCTCATAATTCATATCTAATTTAGAAGATATAATTCTATTAAATAATTCTTGTAAATTATCACTTAATTCTCTTGTAAGATTTGATCTATTATTCATATTGTTAAACTAAACTATTCACATATTCCAGAAGGTCTTGTTTAGTATAAACAAACTCTTCTGATACATGATTATTATTTATCAAATATTGTATCATACGCAAATTTATATTCTCACCATCATCACTATTGAATATTCTTACGTTCATGTCAATACTCTTAATGATCCCAACACTTATTGTGTTGTTAAATATATAATACACTCTATCGCCTATATTATATTTAGTTTTAATATCCATATTAAAAAATTAACTAAATCTCTTAGCGTTAGCACAAACAGTACACATGTTTCCGTGTATGCTAGGCAATCCATGTGAGTCACATTCTGGACAGTGGAACCAAGATAATCCATCAAAGAAAACATCCTTACCTTGTTTTTCAGTACACACTTTACACTTTATTGGATTCTTTGCTCTAGTCTTAAGCTCTTTTTGTAACAAGTATTCCTCTTCACTATAGTTTTCTACACACAAATTCCATAAACTTGTCATGTTAAGTGCTTTTTTTATAGATCCATTTTCTCCATCAACAAAGTAAAACATCTTAATATTATCACCGATGACAGATGCCTTAATTAAATTAATTATGCTCTTATTAGTTTTAGTTATGTATACACCTCTATCCATAATTTCGAATAAAAAATAAGCTGTATCTCCAATGTTATATTTTGTTTTAATATCCATATTATTTACGTAACAAAAGGTTTAACTGATATGTAGTAAGATCAGTTAAACTAGTCACATTAAACTTTTCATATACTTGTTCTTTAGTAATACCTTTATTCTTCATTACAACAAACAACAATTTCAACTGTGCCTCATTTAACTTCTTATCAGAATAATAGTTGTTATCAGTAGTACCGTTGTTAACAACAGGTGCTGGCTTATTAACAATAGGTGCTGGATCTGATGACTTATACTGCATCTCATCGTATGACGCAATATCATCACTAGACAGAAATCCCGCAAACGCTAATGCACGACCTACAGCCGAAGTTTCACTAACCTCATATGGGTTTAGTTTCTCTATTAACTTAGCTGGATTAGCAGCACTTGTACCAGTAAACACTTTTGTAACATCACCACTCTTTATCTCTATTGTAGCCTTACACACTACCATATCACTAATAGGTAAGAACTCAGTCTTAACAGATAACAAATTACCGTCTTCGTGTGCCTTATTTATTCTATCGGCAACCGTATAATATTTTTTCCCTTTTATATCTATTGACATATTTTTTAAATAAACTATATACTGCACCCAACACTCTGGCAACTCATGCCAATAAGTTGTGGTTCTTCATCATCATCCAATCTATACTCAGCCTCTAACAACTTACCACATCCTAAACAATATGGCTCGTCATTCTCTATAAACCTTCTAACTACATCTACATACCTAACACCATCTATTAACGGATTAAGCAGGAACTTTAAGTCCAGTCTTATAAACTCCTTGTGGGTTATTAGCCCTTTTAGATGTGCCGTGTAAATGTATCTATAAAATTTTCTATAGATTTTATTTTTCTCTTTTTCCATATGAATTTTATAAACTATATAAACTATTTAAGCACGACTCTTATATTTATATTTACCCCTCACACAAAATATCCTTTCTTCTCTTCTCATACTACGAAAAGGAATGTTAGGACCAATCATACAGGGCGTCATATCATCAAAATTACCATCAACATCATTACACAACTCTGCTTTAGTTTTTATTTGTTTCATTTTGTTATATAAACTACTTAAACGGTTTAAACACTACCTTACCATTCTCAACACCTAATCTTCCAACACGACTTTTATACTTATATTTACCCCTCACACAAAATATCCTTTCTTCTCTTCTCGCACTATTACAAATACGATCTTTAATATATGTCTCTTCATCCTCATCAATACTACCATCAGCATCATAGCAATATGTATTTATACAGCAAGTAGTATCATCAGCAATAGCACCAAGTGTAATATAACTAACTGAACCATGGCCCATCCAACAGTATTTCAAACCAATACTCGCCTTAAATATCTTTAGTTTGCGTGATTCAGCTTTAAGAGGCAAAGAAAATTGCATCGGAAATTTTTTAATAACTGATTTATTCGCTAAAGTAAATTTAACAAAGAAATCTACATACTCTCCGACCTCTTTATATTTGGCGTAATCTATTGTTCCGTTACCTAATTCAAAGTTAAATTTTATACTATCAGAATAATCCTCCCAATAATCCTCCCAAGCATCAGTTTCTTTAAATTGACTTAAATATTCCTTAAAATCCTTAGTCCACAAAGATGGAATATAAATATCACTACACAACCTTTTTTTAGTTCTTATTTGTTTCATTCTGTTATATAAACTACTTACTAATACTACTTTATCATACTTAATATTACTTGTCAATATATATTTGACAGTATACATTATTCTGATAATATATATGTATGAACAAAAAAGAAATAAAGAAACTCGATGATTTATGGTCAAGACTTGTTAAGCTATCCGCAAACAATAAATGCGAATACTGTGGTAAAACAAACAACTTAAACTCACATCATGTTTATAGCCGATCTAACAGGACTATGAGATGGTTAGTTGATAACGGAATCTGTCTTTGTGTAGCACACCACACTTTATCTAACTTTTCAGCACATAAATCGCCAATAGATTTTATTGAATACATGAAGACACTACGAGGTGAAACATGGTATAATGAACTAAAAGTTAAAGCAAAAGGTCAGGTAATCAAACAACAATTCTCTGAAATAGAAAGCTACTTAAAAAACTTGGAAGAGACTCTCATAAAAATACTGGGTTGAAACTCTAACCACAATACCCCTATTTAAACGCCTAGTCAATCCTAACGCATTTTTATGCAATTTTAGTACCATACTACTACAACGATAAAATGATGTTTCTAAATTGACGTGAGAGCCAGTCTTTTAAGACAAAATTGGAGATTAATCTACACAGATAACGTTAAGTGTTCGATTATATATTCTTCAAAATGGACTTATAATTTCGAAGTATCTCTACTCCTCGTTTGATATCGTAGTCGCTTTTGTTTGATTGAGCCTCTATTTCTTTAAAGACCTTGCTTTCGAGTTGAAGATGCAAAGACGCACTCGATGGGTTTGCTAATCGGTCTCGTAAGTTTAGAAATTGGCCTATTCTGTCTTCATGGGTTCTGAACAACATATCAGGATTCAACTTGTCCTTGTAAAATGAATGCCCTTTAGCCCTCCTCATGGCTTCTAAGATTTGATCGTATGTGTATTCTCTTAACCACGTATTGAAGTTCTTTTCCCATGATTTACTTGAAGTGTACCGTGTACCCCACTCTTTGTTGAATTCCTCTAAGAAGTTTTTTATCCTCGCGCGTGCGCGTATGTTATATATTTCTTTTTCTTTTTCTTTTTCTTTTTCTTTGTTACTTTCTTTTTCTTTTTCTTTTTCTTTTTCTTTAAAACGTATTATATTTTTACTATTGTTTTTGTCGTTCAGGCATTTTTCTAAATCAGTAGCTCGTTTTGTGTTCACTTGTATGTTCACTTCGTGTTCACTTGTATGTTCATTCGGGTGTTCATTCGGGTGTTCACTTTGAAAATGATGGCCATTGTTGTCCTTGTCTCCCAAGTCTTTTTCGATAGTGTTTGTATGTTCACTCGTATGTTCATTCGGGTGTTCATTCGGGTGTTCACTTCGTGTTCGTTCGGGTGTTCGTTTCGTGTTCACTTTCTCCTCTAAACCAGATTCAGAATTAATATCATAAATTGTTGTATCTATAATCTTAGCAATAGTTCCCTTGGAGTTTGTCCTAAATGTAGCAAAATTATATCTCTTTAAGAATAATTTATCTCTTCTGTATACTTGGACTGTTACGCCATATGATCTAAAATCACCTATTATACACTCTCCAATATCCATATCTATTGGACCGTCTATGTTTGTTCTCTTAGCTCGTACAGCAATAATAGTTAATAGAAGAAATGCAGTAGGTCTCTTGCTTAAAATATTATTTAAGCTAGGAGAGTTTCTTAATAATTTTATAAATGAATTTCCCATATTATTCTTTCAATACAAAAATCCCCTTACAAGGAATGAAGTTACAAGACAACGGCCTGTGTAAGGGGGTTCCTGTATTTAAATTTTAGTTAAACTATGTTGTCTTGTAATAACCATAATGCAATATTATACACGAACAAGATTAATGTCAATGATATTTAAAACAGAACTCATTATGGGATTATATAAACACAAATTTATAATTATATGGTATTGACTTTTAGTAAGAAATAATTATATTATTATGTGGGCAGAAAACGGGGTCTTAAAGTGTTTTTCATTACATATCACCTTTAGATGACCCCGTTTATAATTTCTACTACTCATTTGTATACACATTGAACATTAGCAACCTACGTTAACGAGTGATAATATATTGGATACAATGATTACTCTTATATTACTTAAACAGTCCTGTTATATAGTCTAACACATCAAAATTGAAGAATACAAAAGATATCCAGAATAGGATTACAACAAGTATAGCACAACAAACTAGCTTATTTTTAATTATCTCCCACAGTGAGATTACAACAACTCCAAATATTAGATAGAACCAAATATTGTATTGATTAAAATTAAAATAGTCAAACGGATTCATTATGATACATTTCCACAATCTGAACATATTGCTTTCTTTACTGAATAATCGTATGTATCAGCTCCACAATATGGACATTTCATGAATAAAAATCTATATAATTTTATAAAGAACTTATTTGTCATTGCCAGAAATAACTTTTATGCTACGGTATACACCAGCAGCGGTTAAACCATACATAAGACCGATTATACCATTTTTAACAGAAAAACCATATAATAACAAGGCTAATGAGATACCAGAGATTATGTTTACATATGGTAAGAATTTATTTTTTAACATTACGTTAGTCTTAAAGAATTGTGTAATAGCCATAATGATTGGAATAATAATAGCATTATCTTTATTGTATATTAGGTCTAATATGTTTACGTCTATCATTTTCTTCTTGTAAAAAATAATTTTAATAACTCAAATATATTCATATTCTCAAATCTACAATCACGTTGTTTCTGTAATTCTAATATAAGATTCTTGTCTTTTAAATAATCTTCTTTTAGAAATGCTAACTCTTTATTGATTGCATTTAAGCTGTTCTCTAAGAATGTTATACGTTTATCACGCTCAACTAATGTAGCTGAATTATGTGCATTAACACTTTGAAGTTCAGATATCTTCGAATTTAGTGCCTCTATCTGTTTAACATATTCTTCTATTGCTTTTGCTTCCATCTCGTACATTTGATATTCCTCCTTTATGAAATAATATGGATCGTAGAAATAAGTACTCACTTTATCCTTTGTCCATCCCTTAGGATAAAAGTTATAATTATTGTCGATTATAGAATTAGATATTGAGAAGTGTAAATGAGAACTCATGTTATCCCAACCTGTATTACCACACTCTGCTATCTTCTGACCACACATTACAATATCGTTCTCTTTTACTATAATTGATCCCTTCTTTAAATGTGCATAGTGTAAGTAAACAACGCCATCTGATGAATTACATTTAATATATAAATGTTCACCATAACCTGGATAATTAGAACCAATGTAGATTATCTCACCATCACTGCATGCTACTACTGGTTCACCATTATCTGCCATGCCAGATCCATAATTTATATCCCAGCCCTCATGGAAATATCCTAGATTACTCCATTGAAGAAATACATATCCTGCTTGTGTTGTAGGATACGATCCACTAAATCTCATAGGATAAACCCATTTATTCATATGATTACTTTAACACAAAGCTCTTGACAATTTCAACCAAGATTACCAATGTTGATGTCATTCCAGCTATCTTAAATGTTAAACCTCCAAGTTTTTCGTTTGTATCTTTAAGCCCAGCTTTTAATTCTAAATGACCATCCATTAAATATTTGATGTCTTTAGCCAGTAACTCTATTTCATTTTCGAGTCTTAATGCTTTTAGATCGTCAAGGTTTTGTTTTGCCATATTATTTTGCTATAACTAATTTATATACTTCCTTAGTAAGAATACCCTTAGCTTTCATATCCCTTAGAAGATTTATTTTTTCTTCCTTTGTCTCTAATTCCGACAGTTTTTGTCGTAAATATTTTGATCTTGTATCTACATTACTAGACTTTAGGACCCTGTCTGTATACGAAGTTAACAACGTATTCTTAATAAATTTATCATACACACTCTTAGTTAACAACCCAGATTGTTTTTGTTTAGATAAAAAGTTACGTTTTTCTTCTGGTGTTTTTAATTTAGAATATTCCTCATACATCAATTTAGATAGTTTTGTCTCATCGAGTATACTCTTTAATGCCTCCCTGGGTATCTTACCGCTCCTAACCTTATCTGATATAGCAGACCTTACATTATTAGCAGTAAGTGCCGATTTTAATTCTCTCTCCGCTTTTAATTTCATTGTTGCGTCTTGTTGTTGTATATTATATATCTCATCTTGTGCTTTCCTCTCGCTTTCATTGCCATATGCACCATAGAATTTATTTTTTGTTTGTGAGAATATCTTTGTGGGATTCATTGCCTGTTCGCCTACTGATCCAAAATAACCCTTAACTAACGCATCAGTGCGTAACGGAGATGTATTTAATACACGTCCTGCTAACTTTGATATACTAGATGTTCTATCATCGTATTGTTCAGAAGGATCAACTCCCTCAAGTTTTGTTGGTACTATCTTGCGCCCAGTATACAGATTCTGATTTATTGCCTGTTCTAGTGCGGGTTTAATTACCTGTGGTGTTAACCCACCTACAAATTGTCTAAAGTTATCTTTACCACCTAATGGCGATCCTATTGGTGATAGCGTATTAATAGTATCGAATGCTATGTTTACCAATGATTTACTGTCCTGTTTGTCAATGTTCTTTAATGTTTCTTCTGTCCAGTTTGTTACTACTTTCATATAGTGTCCCTTAGGTATCTTTATTGCATTTATCTTGTCATTATTAGTTATTTCATCAGCAGTTCTATCTCTTAACATTATAATAAAATAATTTTGCTTCTCTGATTCCGATACGTCTTTATAGTCTTCATAGTTCCTATTGTGCATATACAACATTGTTGTAGGTACTGCACCAAAAGACAACGCAGATATAGTTGCTTTCTTTGGATTCTCTTTTATCATATTGTATAGGTTAGCTGTACCCTGAACTGCGGGGTTTAGGAAAGGTATCACACTATTTAATGTCTTCATTACATTTCCCATCTTATTAAAGTCTATGGTTATATTTCTAGCTCCATATGCTGCATCTAATTCTGATTCTCCAGTATCTTTACCAAGTTTATATCTCGCTGTTCTAGTTGTTTCTTCCATTATCCTGTTAAACTCATCTATCAATCCTACTGAGGAATTAACTACATGCTTAACATTCTCTACTACTCCCTTAGGCTTTTTCTTAATTCCAGCTAGTTTCTCAACTGTTAACTCTGGTCTTTGTATTATAGCTGACAATCTAGTACCACCAAGCCCACCTGCTCGTTTTAACGCCTTATATTCATCGCCTTTATTAATAACCTGCATGAACGCTTGAGGGTATGAACTCCAGAACTTAACTAATGATGGTAAATCCTTCTTGGATAATACATTTAATGAAGCATCTAACGTATCTTTTATTACATTTGTTATAGGAAATACTATGTTTTTAGTTACTACTCCGGCCTTATATAAATTATTAACTACTCTTAATGCCCCAGTAAATGAATTTACTTGTTCAGAATTTAGATTCTTAACCGCAACTTCAATGTCTTTTGGAACCAGGTATGATACTGCCTTACCATTAACATATGAACGTATTAGACCATAGCCCTTAGGTGTCTCATTATCTTTAAACGTATTCTTTACTTTCTTAAGTATAGTATTATCTTCATCGTATCGTTCAAGATTTAAGAATGAATTGATTGTATTAATCTTTTCTCTGTATTTTATTAGTTTTATTGCCTTCTTTAATGAAGCATTTAATGTGTTACCAGTCTCTAATCCGCTACCAGTAACCTCATCATATGTTTCTACTCTTACCTTCTTTCCATTCTTTTCTATATATGATACATCCACATTCGTCTTGTACTTCTTGAACCCCTTAATTGGAGACTGACCACCTGCATCCAATGAACCACCAAAATTCTTTATATTGCCATTATCATCAATATCATCTGTTATATGTTTTAATACCTCAAAAGTGCTATATGTTTTGTTGCCACCAATTATCTTATCGATTGTCTTCTTATCAAATCTAGTTCCTTCTAATCCCTTTAGTAATCCGTTCATTGAATCACTTAATTGTTGGGATACTTGATTAAGCTGTGCAAATTTATCTGGACCCAGTCTGTTTGCTAGAGATTGTATACCACTCTCTACTTCATCCTTATTTAATTCTGTCCTTACATTTCTAGATATTAATTCTTTCATTCTGTTCAATCTCATTACCACATCCAGGTCATCAAGATTATCTGATACGGATCTCAACGGAGCCTTAAATATATCTTCTATCTCTTGTTCTGACTTTGCGTCTATACCGTTATACATCTGGAATATTGTTCTTGGGTCTCCGATAGAGGATAGCTCTGTCTTAGTTAGTTTGCTATTGGGTTTGTTTAATAGAAATTCCGTTGATTTATTTATTGGCGAGTATTGATCTAATATATTATTATTCACCCAGTCTTTCATCATTGACCAAGATTCCTTTTTCAATGGTGAAAATCCCTCTTTCTTTAACTTATCCTCTCGCATCTGGATTCCTTTAACTGATGATTCTTTTAATCTTTTAACTATCTCATCTCCAGACGGTACGGGCTTAGTAACATTATCTTTAACATCTAATGTGTTAGTATTAGTTTGTTTAACGTTATTACCAACTAATCCAAGTGAATAGTTGTTTACGTTATTAGCAGTGTTATTCAATACGGGGTTTAGATAATCACTAGACCCAGCATCTTTATATTTCTGTTGTAACCTCCTACCTAATGCTTTTATCACAGCCTCGTCGCTAGATTTATAATTAGTCTTCTTGGATATTGATTGTATTACTTTATCTCTCTCTGCCTCTGTAAGATAGTTATCTGATAATAATTGTATCTGTTTTAATGCCTCTTGTTTCTTGAGATTAACATTACGACCTTTGTATACATCCTTTGCATACTGTTTTTTATCGTATAAAACATCTATTGCCTGATCTAATACTGAAACATCGTCTGGATGTATACTTTGTGACTTAGCCAATTTATTTACTGATACATTATCACCCTTCTGTAATGCACCCATTGCAGATCTTATCGGATTAAACTTTAATGATATACCGTTAGTCTGAGGATCTTGTTGCACCTCTATACCAGCCATAAGTGATTTTAATGCTTCTTTGCCTAGTCCCTTAATCTTCCCCTTATATCCGCTTGCATCTAAGGCTTTTATCATACCGCCTGTAGTGCCTCCTGTTATAGTATCAAACAATACATCGTTAGCTAACGATTCGCCAACATTACCTCCTTTTACTAACGTTTCTACTCCAGACGTTAGTGTCATCGGTAAACCTCTTACTGCTGAAGATATACCAGTAGACGCAATCTTTCCTATAGCATTCCTAGACGTAGCAAGTTTATTGATTGGGCCTAATCCTTTTGCTGATATTGATGATGGATCAAGACCCATACCAGTAGCAAATTGCATAGCCATAGGTAATAATGAGCCACCAGTTCTTGAGATTTTCTCTGTATTGGTTATAGGAGTATTAGCCATTATGTTCCTATATAATAATGACATCGGTGACGCAGACCTGTATCCTTCTAATATCTGAGGGGCTACCTTACCATATGTTCCAGCTTTTAATTGATTACTAAACTGTTCGTTACCAGTCTGGAATTGGCTTGAGGTAGGTACAAACGTTTCTAACAAAGCATTCTTTGTTGCGTTTACTGCACGTTGTGGATTCTGTGCTATCTTTTTTGCTGTAGGTATTAACAATTTACTAGCTAATACTGTCGGACTCAAAGAGGCAGACGCTATATCTGCACCAGTACCAATAGTCTTGGCATTATTTTTAATAAAGCTAGAAGCAACATTTAATGCGCTCCTAGCCTTCTCTAATAAGTTCGCCATAATCTTTTAATTAAAATGATTCAAAGTCTGGTAACGATTCCTCTTGATTATTCTTAGACTTAGTAGACAGATAACCAGATAAACCTTGTATGTCACCAGATAACAATGGTTCAATTCCTGCACCCTCGTTTATCTGTAAGTTTGTCTTTTGTAATATTGAGGCTAATTCACCAGCCCTCTTTACTGCAAAATCATTTAATGCTTCTTGTGAGGTTTGAGTCGCTTTTCTTATACTAGCCACTTGATTCTGAAATTGAGCCAAGGCCTTCGAGTTCTCCATTGCCATCTGTCTTTGTGCCTCTGCCTGGCTCAATCCTAATTTACTCATATTGTTTCTAATTGCTGATAACTTTTCCCTGAACTCTGCCTGTACCTGTTTAAGTGATAGATTCTTCTGGTTCTCCAGGTCTATTAATTTCTGATTATAGAAATCATTAACCCTACCCATCTCTGATCTTATATTTTGTACATTACCTGCTAACGCATTCTTAGCGTTACCCATCTGTTCAGCTGTAGTCCTACCTAGTAATTCACCATACGCATCACCCGCAGAACTCCCAGAGAATTGTTGACCTCTCGTACTTAACTCATTAAACAACCTCCTTGCTTGGTTTAATGCACCAGTCGTATCTCGTCTGGCTGTTTCTTCTTGTCCTCTTAATTGAGATAAACTTGATTCTCTCTGTTGGTTTAACATTGGGACCGCAGATCCATATTGATTTAATATCTCTTGTTCTGCTACATTCTGCAATGGACCTAGTTGTTCTTGTTGAGCCTTAAGTTCATCCTGTTGTTGTTTATACGCGTCATTTACACCAGCATATTCGTTTGATATTTGTTGCAATAATAGATTCTTCGCATTTGTAGCTGACGTTATATCATCATTATATCCACCAGCACCACCACTGTTTGTGGTACTAGCTCCTAATACCGTGCCTGATTGTGCTAACGGAATCTTTTTACTATAATCACCCGCCTGTAGATTTTGTGATACAACAGGATTATATACTGGTAACATTGGACCAATCATTTGTCTCATTAGATTTGCCATATCTCTTGTTTGTTAGTCGGCTTATACCAACCCCTATAAGAGATATTGATATTAGCAGTACTATATCTATATAATATGTAAGATAATTATTGTTCGTCATATATCTAGTCATTTGCTGGTTCTAGCCATCCCCTCACAGATATTCTATAATGAGCTGTACCAGTATTTGTATAATAAATAATATTCTTGTTTGCATCTAACTCTTGAAAGCCACATGTTGACTCCCATTCATTCGCACTAGTAGTATTTATTTCTATATATGTCTGTCCTTGATTTGCTAAGGCAGGAATTGTTATTGCAAACTGACCACCACTACTACTGCCAGTATAATATCTCATAAACAATTCAGCAGACGTAGCAGTTGTCGATACAATACTAGCAAGACTCAATGTTACCCATGAGAGTAATGTAGCATTGTCTGATGAGAAATCCCAGATTGTTAGATCTGATAAATTCCTTCTAACATGATTGTTTAAACTCTTATTACTAACACCAAAAGAACTAGCTTTTAGATGACTTTTAGTTATTATGTCACCACTTGTTATTGTGCCAACACTTAACGTGTTAGATACACTCAATCCATACAATGACAATGTTGATAGCGAAAGTCCTACTACACTAGCACCACTAATATTTAACATACTTGTTATTGTTGCTGTTGATGCCTTAATAGACGTACCTGTTATATCATTGTTTAACACTGTGGTTAACGCACCTAACATATCATTCCAGTACTCAACAGTAAATGTCGCTTCTACTATTGCTCCAGAGGAATGTGACTTTCCGTTTGATCTATCACATCCTGTTAAATCGTTACCTGATATTCCAGTATATGATATAACCTCTCTGTCTGTAGGTGTTGAAGTACCACCACTATCAACCCTGTCAATTACTATCAATGATGGATATTGCAATCCTGATGTACTTGTTAACGTTATTGTTGTTTGACTGGCATCTATGTCGCCATTTAACGTTGTTGCTACAAAATTACTTGTAGGTGCCTTGTAGAAATTTGCCATATTATTTTATCCAAGTATAAGGTACATCGCTTAGCTCCATCGGTGTATATGTCGAGGATATACCTAATAACTCATAACTATCATTTGTTCCAGATGTAATTATTACAAACTGTATTGTTCTAGCAATCTTATCTAGATATAATAATATAATATTCTCGTTAGTGTTAGAAGCTGTTACATATCCATTACTATCTGCAAACTGTACGCCACCAAATACATTAGGACCCCATCCAGCACTTGTACTCCCAGACTCCTGACTTACTGCTATCAACCTAGACGTATTGTTTACACCACTCCTATCTTCGTTTAATATCTTTATTACCACGTCGCCAGACACATTCTTAATATTTATAAACGACTCGTAGAAGTTCTTGAATAAATGCCAATTTTTTACATCTATCTTTTTTGTCTTTAAAGATGTTGAGAAACCTACACCAATATCATCCTTGTATTGAGCCTTAAATTCTATTACTCTTGGGCTGTCCTTAGCACCACATAACCACGTCTCTGTACCAGTACTATCATAATATACCAGGAATCCATTTATACTATAATCATGTATCCATGGGCCTAGCCATGCTAATCTCTCTCTATCATATACCAGTGTCTGTTTAGTGTCTGGAAAAGTAATAATATACTTCTTGTCTATATAAGCTGAGCTTGCATCCCTTAATTGCGATGTAGACTTGGATATATAAAATGATCTAACTCTTGCACTTAACTCGTTGGTACGCAACACATTTAATATATTTGGCTCATATCCGAGTACATAAACACCATCCCTAGACAAATAGAATACATCATTCTCTACGGCTATTATTGATTTACTCGATACTGCACCATGCGAATTGGTTATTAACTGAGCTATTGGCACTGCCACCGCATAGTTGCCAAAATTCTCTATGGTGATTGACACACTCCATATACTCTTCTCCTTAAATACTATGATCTTATTCTCTACTACTTGTAGTCCTGTTATCATGTCACCGCTATCCTTGTCTATGTCGATATACCCACCACCTTTTGACCAGTGGAAATTCTCTGCGTTAGACGATTTACCACTAAACATTAATCTTGATGGATTGCCTTTTATACCCGCTAATAATAATCTACTATCATATCTCTGAATGTATTTTGCAATGTGACCACCAGTAGTATCACTAGTTGGAGTTTCGGCTAACAAGGCAGGTTCATTATTCTCATTATCTATAAAGGTCAATGAGTTAGACGGATTCCTAGCAATGAATGTCTCATTACCTGATTCTCTTCCATATATAACATAACCCTTAACTGCACTCGCAGGGCTTGATCCAGACCAAGTTATCTTAACTGAAGTTTCAGAAAGGTCACGTGGGAGATTACTCAATGTTACCGCAGTACTCGCTAACGTTTCGCCAACCTCGCTTTCAGCTGATATTCTCCATGAGTAGGTGTATGTACCAGATACACCAGACATATTTGTAGCTAATACACTATATGGAACAGTCAATGTTGCATACGATAGTATTGTAGCTCCATTGTACTTTCTAAATGAATCGTAACCGTTAACAATGTACACATTGTCATTGAGTTGTGTCATTTGTGCATCATAACCAGACGCCCAACTTGCTCCTGAGATTATAGAATATGATGATCCAGACTTCTTAACAAGATATCCACTATCTGTTAGTGCTAATAATTCATTATTATTATCTACATCATAGTATCCGAATAGTCCTCTTACTGAACCAGTAGCACCAGCAGTATTGTATAAACTACTACCCCATCTCTTAGTAGGCACTCCAGCACCAATTAACATTATGTTCTTTGCTTCAACTAATTCATCATCGCGTATCTCATTTTCATTTAATAATGTATTAAGTCCACGTCTAAATGTGTTTAATTGTATAACCTTCTTGTTATTAACAATGGGCTTGTCTTGATTGTCATATAGTATGCTAGACATTTAGTCCCTCCCTATGACAAATCCATTATTGTTTTCTGTGGTGGTAACGTTATGTCTATATGAGTTCCCTCTTGATTCCTCATATTCTATCATACCAGACAATAGTCTTGACGCATCTCTTCTGTATATCAATGCCTTAGTGTTGTCTACAGATTCTAGATAATACGACAAGGATTTGTTTATTAAATAATCTGGATTTGGACACATAGAAATATCGGTAGTCGTTGCTAATGAGGCAGGTCTTGACCAGTAATTATACGCAATGGATACACCAGACGATATGTTATTTGTATTTAATACTAGACTATATCCATCACTATAATTACCAAGCTCATAGAAGTACCTATCACTTGTTGAGTATAGTATCTTCTCTACTGGTAATATTTGAAAATAATTAAATCCAGATATATTAACATAACCGTCTACTTTACGATAGTCAGTTGGCATCGATACAGTTGAGTTGCCAACAAAACTAGTGCTTGCCTCCTTATACAATACACCCCACTTGTAGGCTTCGGCCCACTCGCTTTGTGCCCAGTTTAAACATTCAAGTCGTCTATTCCATTCTAAACCTCCAGTAGTAGGAACAACTACTTGTTTATCTAAGACTAAGGCAAGTCTTGTTTGCAACTCATTAACTGTCTTCATATTAGCTTATTGCCGAATATACAGGGATCCATCCATGTACACCTAGACCATCATGCTTTACTCTAATTGCGAATGCTAAGTTTGCACTTGCGTTTGCTATTGATGCTGTTGATACTGCACCTCCACCGTTAAAATGGAATAGTGCTGCACTGGCTGATGATCCGTATGAAATAAATCCACTTATTGTTGAATTTGAGTATGCCTTAAATCCTTCTGCATCATTGTCTAATACTGTGGCTACAGTATCGTAATTGGTAATTGAGTTCTTCCATTCATCCTTTACTGCATGAGTAATGTATCTGTATTGATTGCCCATTACCAACAAATTAACAATCGATGCATTACTGCTTGGTGATGATCTCCAATTAATGTTCAAGTAACTTGTATACTCAAAGTCTAATCCGTCACCAGTAGTCTTAAATCTATACATCTTAGTATCCGATGTATTAGAAAATGTTACTTGTCCACCGACTAAATTCATTGGCTCACCAGCACCAGAATTAAGTTTTAATGCTAATCCACTAGCTGTATTTGTCAATGCTAACGTAGGACTTACATCATCACTTATTATATCTCGTCCTGATTCTGCTCTTAGATTTACTAAATCTGACATATTTTGTATTGCTTAAACATACACATTGTGTATAATATATATATTTAAAAAAATGAAATACTTTATATGAGGTCTTCTCTTATAGATAATATACTATTTTAACGATAAATAATCAATTACATTTAATGATATTCTTAGTGTGTTGCACATTTTATCTTTCCCACCAGTATCCTGAAAATAATATTGCACCAATAGCACCAGACGACGGTATAGCGGCATAGTATCCTGCTTGGGCAGGATGGACTGAGGCGATCATTTGCCCCCCGCAAATCCTTCTTGAATACAAAAACACGTCCCCGTTACCGGTACCGTTATAAGAAAACCAGACCCCAGTCGGAACATCGGTGGTCGCATCGTTATAAGCAAATAATAGAACCTTCCTAGCAAACGGCGGTACCAGTGACGCCATCGAGAAGTACGTAAATGTTGTACTGTTAGTAGTAGCCGGATTTGTTACCAGGATGTTTGGTGCTACGGCTAAATCGGTGTGTTGAAAAAATGCCTCGGAGGTATCGACGTGCATGTTGAATTGTGTAACATTTCCCGATCCAGTTGCATTGAGTCGTATGGCTCCAAGACACCTATACCAAGTCCCCGAGAAGTCTCTATATCTATATTTTTGTCCATTCCCTCTAACGCACGTTAGATAATCGTTATCGGCTCCGTCTAATCCATTGACTTGAACTATCATTGGAGTCGAACCGGTAAAGGTAGCGTCGACCGTATATGCACCCCGCAGTTGGGCTTGTGTGTACGAATTACCACTCCAAATCCTTACCTCATCACCAACTTCTAGCGTACCACTGGAACCGTCATAGGCTATCGAGGTGGCACTAGCTGAGGGATTTCCATTTACTTGTGCATTCCACTGGAAAACCGCTGAGCAAGTCGGATACAACGGAGGGTCTTCATGGAAGTCAATATTTGTTCCGTCAGTGTATACGTATAGATATTTCGAGGTGCCACGCAATGAACTACCACCAATGTAGTCACCAGCTACTGAGACGTCGAGAGTGGTTCTTGATAAAGTATATATAGTGCCATTTATTTCTACCTTTCCCTGCAAAACAGCAATCTTGGTTGTGGATAACCACACAAGTCCCAATCCCTCTATAGCATGTAGTATTGTCCTACCAGTCCCTCCATTTCCAACTGGAAGTGTACCTGTTACTTCGGCAGTAAGGCTGACGCCTCCATCTTTTATGGTGACCGCTCCAGATGAAACTGCAAAGTTATCAGTAGAGAATGAGGCAATACCCTTATTAGTAGTGGTAGCGTCTTCACAATCTATAGTTACGGTCGAATTAGCACCACCATCTGTTATATCAATTCCCTCACCAGCAGTTAATACCCGTTCTCCTGTAAGATAACTGTCTAATGATAATGTTACATATGGAAGTGTATATAAATATTCAGCTGATTCACCTATTCCACCTGACGGAGCCTTCCATATGGCGTTACCAGTAGTTGTGTCTTTAGTTAGTACATATTCATTAGTTGCACCGATCACCTGAGTTAATGCATTGATTGCATTTTGAGCTGTTAACTGACCAGTACCCCCATTTGGTATAGATAAAGTCCCAGTAATATTGCTAGTTAAATTAATCTTATTAAGTGTTATTTGTTGTCCTGTTAGTGACAAGTAATTATCACCAGTAAGCGTAATTGGAGCATGTGCACTACTGGCTATACTTGTAAGTTGTGCGTCAGAGAATATAGATGATACCAATATTGTACCGTTACTTTTAACCAAATATCCACTAACCAGTGAACCCATACTATGGTCTAAATAAGAGTCTAGGTTATGTATTTTTAGGTGAGAATTACTTGTTAAGCCAACTAGTTCAATATCTGAAAATGTAGACGTAACCAATATAGTACCATTACTCTTAATTAGATATCCACTACCAAGTGATCCCATAGCATGATCTAGATAAGAGTCCATGTTATGTATTCTTAAGTGGCTCATGCTGACCGCACTAGTCACGCTTAATATAGACATCCCACTGTCTTTTATAATCTTACCAGTGGTCCCATCATACGAGGCAAGGTTATCATTTGTCGAGCTAGCAGGACCTGAGACTGCACCTATTATATTCTTCTCAATTATATTCCAGTAACTACCAACTGTTGCCTGATCGCCACTGACTGTACTATCTGTATTACAAATCAACATATCACCCACATCCACCACTATTCCAGATACACCACCTATCCTGCCTGCCACTGAGACTATATACATCTCTCCAGCATTCGCAGTAGGATAATCTGGATTAGCAGAACAGTCGATAGTACCCTTATATATTAGAGCGTTTGCATTTCCAAGTAAGTTATCAACATATGTCTTGACTGCGTTTTGCGATGGTATCTTATCGTCTGACGTACCAAGTGTAACTGTAGTGTCTAGGTCTGCACCATCCAATTTATCAGCATTCAAATTAGTAACCAAAGTGGTCGATGCTATTGTCATTGGAGCTGTACCAGTTGACACGTCACTCTCTAGTGTCTGTGCTCTTATCTCGTAATTACCAGCGTCCCAATCTGCTGTCAATGGTCTTGAGCCGTCAACAGGTAGGTACTGAGTATGGTCGTCATCAGCTAAACCCGTAAGGCTTCCATGATCCATCGAGATACCAGAAGTACCGCCAATCGCAGGTGAGAATATCGCAACAGGAGCTTGCGCCAGTCTACACTTTCCAAGTGTTGCATATCCGGCGTTAGTACCCCATGTAAATTGATAAACTGCTATATATTCATCAATACATATTCCTGTTTTTACTAGGCTTCTAAATGTCTCGGCATTTGCCGACGCTAGATTTGCAAACTCAGATTGTCCGTGAATGAAAGTAAACCTAGAATCGCCAGACTGGTTACTCAAAAGTAGATAAGTATTGTAGAACTTAGACGCTTGACCTTGTGTCATTGTCCCACCGTTATCATATTGTATATACCCTCCAGCAGTGTACCTATACGGCATGATTGATTTGACCCAATCCCAAGTACTAGCTCCAGTTCTATACTGTATAAAGTAGTTTGCGTTCACACCATCGCCGTCACTAAGCGCGGATAGTATATGTTTTAGGTCTTCATCTGCAATCGCCCCAACACTGACGGCAAAAGTATTGTCAGTATTTGTTGGCACTGCAGGTGTTACGGTATATCCGCTTATCGTTGGAATTGTAATTGGTTCTGTACCATCCGCAAAGTGATGCTCCCAGTGATAACGTCTGTCTATAGCGCAGGTATGGCGTTCGTCTGCAAGTATGTATTTTGGAGTCAATGCATTATCCCAACATAGCGTAGCAACTGGAACCTTTGTATCTTCTAGTGTCCAGCTAACTGTGCTTGCTGTCAGTGTGCCGTCTGTTGCATCTATGAATATATAGTAGTGTCCTTTACTCGCAGGTGGGGTTCCTGAAAGCGTAACAGTCTTGCTTCCAGTAATTGTATGTCTTACTCCATTTCTGTAGTAACTCCATATTGTACTAGTAGGAGCTAGTGTAAAGGTGTTTGTACCGTCAAACGATATTGTAGTCTGTTGTGTACCATCATAATTAGTAACAAAACCAAACATATACTGATCTACTAAATGAGTCTTGTGGAGACCTAGTTCCTGTAAGGCTGTCTCAACCTCAGTACCAGTAATATATCCACCAGCATCTTCAATTGGAACATCCACTGCACTAACTTGATTTGCACTAGTACCCCAGTCTATGTGGGTATCGTTTATACTATCAGTTCTCACATCAGCAGATAAAGAATCTCCTGTTAACGTTAAGTCTATTGTTGATGTATCTACAACAGTTGCAATAGAATTCATACTTTGAATCTTGTCATAAATAGCATTCTTAGTTGGAACCTCATTAGAAGCATCCCACGCTACGCCATAATCTTCATTAGCTACAACAACATCGCCAGTTAAGGTTAATGTATTAGTAGTCTTATTATATGTCATTCCTGCATCGGCTCCAGTTGAACCAGCATCATTAAATAATACCTCTGTGTCATTTCCAGTAACTCCCTGTCCGTAAGTATATTCTTTTAATTGGACTACTACCTGTCTAAATTGAGGATCAACTACACCATTCCCATCTTTACCAACAAGTCTAATCCAAACATCATCCCTTGCACCACTAACTAAAGTTGCCCATGCACTAACTTTCACTCCGGTACCAGTTCCTACATCCAGCTCTCCTGCCCCAGCAGTATCAGCACTTTGCCATGTAGTTCCATTTGTTGAATATTGTAAATTTATATCAGCACCAGCATATCCCGCCACTGCTTGATTTACAACTAATCTGTAATGGGTTACATTATGTAAGTCTACCTTTTGTCTGTTGTAGGCATTACCAATAAATTCTGTAGTAGCTAGAGGCATATTTGTCCATGTTAACGATGAGTTTGGATGTGAATGTATAGTTATCTCTCGATGCACCGTATCAGAAGACGAAAAATCTACTATTGTTGAATTATATCTAAACTGTAAGTCTATTTGTCTAAATTGAGGATCGACTATACCATCTCCAGATAATGCATACAACTGTAACCATACCTCTGTTTTTGCACCACTTACAATATTAGTCCATGAACCAGCCTTTATTCCAGTACCACTTCCAACATCAAGGTCACCACTATTATCAGAATCCATATCGTAATATGTCGATCCATTAGTTGAGTATCTTAGTCTTAACTTAGATCCAGCATATCCAGCTATTGCCTGAGTAACTACAATCCTAAATTGAGTGGCTCCTGTTAAGTTAACCCTCTTTGTAAGGTAAGTACCACCAGCTGTTAAAGCTACTGGCAGATTAGTCCAAGTGTATGAAGATGATGGATGATGATGTAACGGCTCAGTTGTATATACATAATCTGGCGTACCAGAGAGTGATGATGATATCTCTATTGATCCTGTTGCATTCGCGATTGCTACATTGCTACCTGCAATTAATGTTTTATATTCTTGTGCTGTACCAGTCTGGTTCATTCCTAATAATTGACTAATAGTTCCATTTCCAACAGATAGCCTTAAACCACTAGCCGATTTTGATAAAGTATTACCATCTAATTCTAAAGAGAACTCGTTTAATGAGAGTTCAATGCCTTCACCATCAGCTGTATAAGTCTCACTTGCCGAAAATTGAACCCATGCACTGCCATTCCACACCCATCCATTATTGTCATCAAGAGTGATTACTGCATCACCATCTGTAGCATCAGTAAATTCCCAGTGATCTGTTACATATTCTGCTATGTCGTTATCATGACCTGCCCAATCACCAGTACCAGTAGCCATTACAATATACCTGTCACCATCATTAGGAGAGACAGGTGGAGTGGATAAGTCTTTGTCTAAAACTGGAACTTTCCATGACAAACCCATTGCATATGAATCTACGTACGCCTTATTTGCTACTTGATAATCTGCGGTGGGTAGTGATGATGGAGTAAGCGGAAATGATGTAAATGTTTTTATCCCGCCTATACTCTCATCTCCTGTAGTATGTACTAGATTTGTAGCATTAGAATGTGCGATCCCATCAATATCAATATGTGAGTCTATGCTTGCATGAGAATATGTACCTATATCATCTAACCAAGTGTGAGAATATGTATTACTAATAAATTTATCACCGTCTGCCTGGAATAAATAATGATCTGTATATGTCAATGAATCATCTACATCACTTAATGCTGGTAGACTAGAGATACTCGCCGATCCTCCAGCTCCAAGTTCAACCTCAGTGCCATCACTATCTAGCGTATGTAGTCTAGTAATTCCACCAACATCTTTTGCATAAAGTTTTATCTCATCTACATCTGGATTTGATGGCGTATTAATCTCTCCAAATGAAATCGTATTATTTGTAGTATCAGATATATTAATATTAGCACCTAATATTGTAGCACCGCTTAGATTTAATAGACTATTAATGTAAACGTTATTTGTATTTATACCATTATCTATATAATTAATTGCACCAGTTACATTCGAGATAAACGTATTACTACCGTATTTATTCACTATACCATTAGAATATATATTTCCTACTATCTTATTATTTGAGAATGTATTATTGTCACATAAACTACACTCAGAGAATATATACCCAAATTGAGGAACACTTGCATTCGGGAAAGACTTAAATACATTGTCTATTATCATATTATCTATAGCTGTCTCGTTTGGATTAATGTCCTGAATGTCTATAAAATTATAATATCCATTAGTTGCAGTACTTGAGAGACCACCAACAAATGCCCCTCCTACAAATGAATTACCCATTATTAGATGATTATTAAATCGCCCGAATCCTACTATTGCAGGGCCGTTACTTTCTTCGAATATATTATTTACAAACATATTTGAGTTGCACCAATCAAACCTTGCGTTAACCTGACTATTCCATATGTGATTATTTGTTGCTTGGAATCCCCAGCCAGGAACAAATAGGTTACATGAATATTCATTCGTAATAGTTGCTCCATTCGAACCAACAAAAGAATTAGTCATAAACGAATCAGTCTCACATCTAACACCATATATACAATTATTAGTAACAGTTAAATTATCGAATCTATGGTTAGCCCCATATACATTAATACCATGTGTGAATCCATCTATCTTGCTATCCTTAATCTTAATCCAAGAGGTACTCTGATCATTAAATACTCCATCACCACAACTAGGGCTACTAGCCCTGTTGTTATACATATTAACATTATCAATAATGGCACTATATCCTATGTTAATCATGTGTGTAGTTACACCTGATGTAAAATTTAGATTTGAACCTTGTTGATCTGTTCCTTGTCCCACCAGTTGTGTATATTGCGTAAGGCTCACTACGCTAGACAGATAATAATTCCCAGCAAGTAGATTAACTCTACCAAACCAGGATACAGCATTAATAGCATTATTAATCTCTACTTGGTCGTCAATCCCATCACAGATATAGTGAGCTGAAGATTTGTTTTTAGAATCAGACGCAGCTACTGTTACATAGTTGTCCTTATTACCAAGTTCAACCTCAGTACCATTGCTATCAATTGAGAAAAATCTATCTTGATTAAGTTCATTAGTCTTAGCAAAGAGCTTTAACATATTAGGCAATGCGATTGTTGGAGTTGATGACACATTTAGAGATAAATTCTGATCCAAGAAATGTTCTGATTGAGTGTTGCCTATGATATTACCAAGTGAACACAATGACGTATTTATCATTGCAAGAGACTGATTAACTCCAACAAATGAATTACCAGTTATAGTATAGTTAAGAACACCAGACATCTCTATCATGTGTTTACCACTAAAATTATTATCAGTTCGTGTAAAACAATTACCAACTATATCTATATTCTTAACCATCAAAGATGGACTTGTTGCCTCAATATAAATACCAGAGTAAGTATCAGCTAATTCTCTACTAAAATTTCTTATAATATTATCATTCACCTGTAGACTAGTATATATAGTTGATGCGTTTGATCCACCCTTATAATAGAAAGCGTGTTTACCAGCATCCTCTAATATATTATTTGCAACTAATAAATGCTCAAATGTGCCATTGGTTAAGTCTATATTGTATTCAGACTCACCATTTAAATGATTATCTAATATCCTGAGTGTACTCCCACCATTCTCAGCCTTAATATTCGCATATGTAGACCCTATATTGTTCTTAGTAATCCACCAATCTGTATTATTATTACTAAAATAGATACCATAATCACACCCACTGTTTATAAAGTTATTATGGATTATATTCACATATGATGTTGTGCCAGCTATTGATGGATTACCTACATATATTCCCTTGCCACTAACTCCAACTATTAAGTTATGACTAATATTTAGCGTAGATCCATGTACGTCAATGCCATTACCTCCTGTTGCTTGATTATCCATATTACCGTCTATGCACAGGTTCTCTATAGTCATATTATCATGATGTGCATTAGATTGTATTACATTTATATCAGTACTTGGATTTGCCTTTAATACAGACCCCCATCCCTCACCCTTAAGTGTTACATAACTCCTATCTAATACTATTGGTGATGACAGATTGTAATTACCAGCCCTTATATAAACTTCACCGCCATGCGTTAAATCACTTATAGCGTTATTAATCTCAATCTGATCGTCTATACCATCGCATACATAATGTGCATTAGATTTATCTAGTGTATCACTTGCGGACACTATCCTAGAGGCAGTGTATTTATCAGACGTTGTAGAAACAGACAATAAACTTAAATATCTATTGTCTAAATATGATAACGGTAACCCGTATAAATCTCCTCGTGTTGGCATTTATTTAAACTCTAAAATATGTAACGTTATATTATCGTTGCTACCTCTAGCAAACAAATCCTTCTGTACGTCTAACATTATCTTCTCGTCTGGATACAACTTTATTCCGTTGCTAGAACTAACAGTATTATCACCAATCCATACTGAATTTAACGTATCACTATTATATATAATAACAGACCTTCGTTGATCCAATTCAGTATCTGGCAGTCTATACGATATCGATGCACTTGATAATAATACAGTTGAAGATATTGGGCTTATCATACCGCGTATTACTACACGTTTTCCCGCCTGTACACCATTTTCATGATCATGTTCCTCATAGTCCATCTGGGGTTGCATGTTCCCCGTGTGAAGTGATCCCATAACTTTTTAATAACGACTTCTCTTGCTCAATCTTTTGAGAATCAAGTGTCAGTCGTATATACATATATATTTTCTTTAATGCTGTTTCACCTACTTCTTGCATACCTAACTCTCTTCTTATATCTCGTATCTTTAATAAGGCATCTACTATATCACCATTATTACCCTTAGCCCAATTCATTACAAATCCTAATTTCTCAGTATTATTATCTATTAACTTTGGGTCTGTAATCCCAATATAATCACACATTCTATGATAATCAGGATCATACTTAACTACATCCGTGCTATCATTAAATGAAATATTATTCACACTGGGATTATCATCCATATATTTATTGTATCAAAAATATTTATACATAACCAAGTTTATAATTACTACCTCTTAAGAAATGCTGTTTTAAAATATCTAAGGTTTGCAGGTATGCCTTGTACATTAGAATATCCTTCAATTACTTTTTTTATTCTTGGATAACATACTTCTTCAGCAATACCATTTTCATTGTTTGTACAAAGAATAAACTTTCTATTACCACCATCTTCTTTGTTTAGTTCAAGTACGGCGTGTCCTGTTGTTCCTGAACCTGCAAAAAAGTCAATGACTCTGCCATCCTTTTTCGCTTTGATGCCAGCAATTTCCAAGCACCTATTGAGAAACCTAAGGGGTTTTTTCCCATTCCTAAATTCGACCCCACCTTCATAACCAACATTATTAAATTCATTTACAAAGTCAAAATAATTAGGGTAGGGTACACTTTTTGTAGCTTTTCTATTTTGTGGTACTCCTTGAAAATAATCACCGTTAAGCCTTTTATCTGTCTCTGGAATTAGAAAATATCTAAAACCTAATGAATCATTACCCATATTATCAACTTTATATAAGTATCCCTTGTTAATGCCAATAAATTGATTTAAGTGTTTCATAAAAAATCTGCCACTACTGTTCCCATCTTTAATCGTACCTCGAATGCTTATTTTTTTTAAATTGGTTACTGATGGCTCAATTCTTAATATTTCATATTCATTAGGCTTAAAAATTGATACCTTTTTTCCTCCCATTGTCAACTTTTCGGGAATAGCATTTTTCTCTATCACCTGATAAAGATATTCCTTGTTTGAAAGATTATCTTGATTTCGTTTTATTGTCTTAAATGCTCGACTTCTCCTATACATTAGGAGATACTCTACAACTTCGTGAAAGTCCTTGTCGCCCTTAAGTATCCTGTCTTCGTGTCTTACTTTAATAGTAAAGGTGGTTAAGTAATTGTTATTTTCAAAAACCTCGTCACACAAGACTTTAAGTTGTGCAAATTCATTTTCATTTATCGACAAAAGAATTACTCCGTCTTCTTTCAGTAAAGACTTTGCGAGTAATAATCTACTATTCATAAAACTAAGCCACTTGCTGTGTTTATATAGATCATCTTTTTCTACGTATGAGTCATTATACTTAAAATCTTTGTTTCCTGTGTTATATGGAGGGTCAATATAAATAACATCTATCTTACCTGCGTGAGTATAGTTTAATACGGATAAAGCGTGGTAATTGTCACCTTCAATAAGTAAATTTACTGGTAGATTTTCATCAGAAATAATTGCTCTATCCTTAACCTCTTCGAGTACTGGCAATTCCTTTTTACATCTTTCAACAACATCTTCTGGTTTATCTTCCCACACTAGCCCAAACTTTTTTCTTGCCTTGAGCTGTTTTACCATCTCAATTAGTTGTTCTTTCGATAATTCGTTTAATTTCATATTCATATATAACCAAGTTTATAATTAATATCATAACGCTTGCAATAATCTGTATATATATACAGGGCATTATTCGACTCCCAATTATCATAGCGTCCATGTTCTATTGAGTATGATATGTTAGACATATCTAATAAGAATTTATATTTACCTGTTAGACTTATCCTGTGTAGAACAGAGAACCAATCCATGCCTGCATATTTATCTAAACCCTCATCAAACCCACCAACTTCATATATAGCACTCTTGGGTACACTACAGAAGTTGCCCTCAATAACACTAAAATCACATACAGATATAGAAGCTTTATCATCAATTCTTGGATCTTTCCACACTGAACTTACAAACTTCTTATCAGAATACTTATTGCCAACACCACTTACTATATAATCTTTATAATACCAGAACTTTGATAACGCATCTGGATTTATACTTGTATAATCTTGTATTGATACTATTAATTCACCAGACGACTCTTTAATCAACATATTATATAATTTATTCAATACCCAATAATCACCATCGCTTTTAGGAGGGTCTTGTATCCACTTGAAATTTATATCTAATTCTGGCTTATGTGGTGAACCTATTATCCACTCGAAGTCTGTATGCGTCTGTCTTCTTAACGCCTTCTCTATTATCTTAAGACCATCTAAATCTCTATTAGACGGAGTTATAACAGAAATCATACCCTATATGTTATAAAGTAACTAGGTATTTCATCATGTATATAATCACAATCAGAACCTTCCTCGTATATTATTTCGTACTCAAACTCTTTCTTCTTACCAAATAACTTTCTCATGGTATCATCATTGTAACTTCTTAAATGTTCCTTAACATGATCTGGTGAAACTCTACCATCTAACTTTTCATCATACTTAGGTAAGTTTATAAATACATATCCACCATCCTTAACCGAGTTCTCTACACTCTGTAATATAATTCTATCATCAAATACATGTTCAACTACATCAAACATTATGGCTCCATCGAACTTCTTTGGATACTTCTCGCCAACCTTAGTTGCCTCTAATACCTCATATGTAGCCCTGGTACCAGTCGCTGATAATGTAGCACACCTCATAGTGTATGGATCGATATCTATTCCGTGTACCTTATATCCCCATAAAGACAGATTCCTACCTACCCATCCACTAAAACATCCAACATCTATTAGACTTCTAACTGTACCTATACTGTTAAGTTTATCTTTTAAACGCACATAACAAGTCTTAGAATGTACATCAGGCGGGTCTGAAAATCCACTGTTAAGTCTTCCATTCGTTTGAAAATAGCTTATCTTATCCAGTCTCTCATTTATCCTATCCAAGAGTTGATTAATCTTCTCGGACTCATGTATTATCAATGGTCTAGACTCTAATAATTGACGTGCCTTTAGTATCTCGCCATGCTCAAATGCAAACATAGCCACCTCATATAAATAATCATCAAGTTTCATAGAAATACCTCCTTATTTCTTCTGGTGCTTTTAACCATTGCATTCCTGGTTTAAACACATCAGTAACTCTAACCCCCTCAATACTAGCAGACTTTCCATCTAACCAATCTTGGGTTATGTTAGGCTTCCAAGACCTTAGATGGTGCATCATAACGTTTCCTTTGTATATGTATCTAGGTGCTGGATATTTAAACATATTTCCAAACCGATACTTAGTAGAGACTATTAAGGGATCAGTCTCAATCTGATTCATTAATCCATGATCAAAATCATAATAATAATTTATAGATTGTTTAGAGAAATCTAATGCTATATTATTTAAGTCTGTACTTCTAGCAAAGTTTAATAACCTTGATAGATCAGATTGTGTAAAGAACATATCTGGATCAAATCTTGTCACCAGATCATAATCAGTTAGACTATCTATTCCTACATTGTAACCTGCTATCCCAGACGATCCAAACAATTCATCAGTAGGAGTATAATATACAACTTCAAGCCCTTCACTACGTGCTATATTCTCACTATTGTCAGGTGTAGTACTGGCTCCTTGGCTCTTAATAAACTCTTGCTGTGGCCTTGTAATCTGAACTAACAACATCTTATCCACTAGCGGTCTTAACATTCTTATATGTGCCTTTATAAACTTCTCTGAATTCCAACTGTAGATTATAGATGCGATTGTTCTTTTCATATCACACTCCAATAACTACCTGCACAATCATACTTGATATATTCGTCTTTTGCTGGTATTGCTGGGAAATCACCTATAAAAGTTGATCTGCCACTAGATGTGCTACCCACTTCCACAACATTCTTATATTTATTCTTTCTTATTAATGACCATAAAAATATACTCTCTATATGACCAAAGTTAGAGTATGGGGCATTCTTCCATACTAACTCCTCAAAGTTGTTTCCATATTTTTCTATGATTTTGTATACGTTTAATGTGTCCATTTCCAATTAATGCCAAACGATAAAAACTCTGTTTCCATATGTGTAGCCAATGATGGTATTGGGCTATACAATTTATAATCTTTAGTAAGATCACACCACATAGGATGATCAGACCATCCATACTCTTTCATGCGTTTCTTCTCACATCTTATTATACTCGAGTGTGTTCCAAAAGTTAAGCATGTAGATATTACAGTCTGCCAGTGACGCCCATTCTCAAATATAACATCTCGTTTATAATTATGCGTTTCTTCTGTGTAATATCCAGGATGGTCGTATGGTGTTAAGAAATCACAATTATCAAGCATATCATGTATAATCGGGCCTGCCTTAGGTAATATATAATAATCATCTTCCAGGAAGAATACCTTATCTAAACATTTCTCTGCTATATCCAACTGTTTATGGAATGTTTGTTTATTAGCCTCTGACCAATCGGGTATGTTACTAGTGCTTATTTTATAGTCACGATCACATGTGTTAACTAAGTCTATAAGCTCTGTATTGGGTTTATCTAATAGGAAGGTAAACTTACAGTCTACTTTCCTAAACGCACGCATTACACTTATAAAACAATATCTAACTAAATCCATCTTTGTCCTTCCAAGCGGTCTGTTCTTTGCTGGATTACCTTCTGGACATAGTCTATATATTATGTCTATCATAGATTATTAATAAAATCTTTCCACTTCTTACGTTGACTATTATACAATTTAAAATAAGGATCAGACTCATTACCACTCCAATAATCCTCGTTTAACATTAATCCCTTAGACTCTTTTATCAGATTTGCAAATACATTGCTAGCCTTATTATGTATTACCTTACTGTATCCACTTACTACAGCCCAACCATTATCATCTATTGCACGTTTTACATTAATACCTAACCATATATCTGCAAACCTATCTAATCCAACCCTATGTCCCATCGGAGCAAAATACATATAAGGTAACAGTTTCTTCTTAAACATCAAGTTCATACCACACATCTGAAAATAAACACCCTTAGGAATAGGGCCATTATAGAACTCTAATTGCTTATTTCCGTTTACTAGTTGTGTAGGGGCATCAAAGTCCATAATCCCATTCCATACTCCATGACTCAATACAACTTCTGACTCCTCTCTTAATCTATATGGAAATCCGCGTGTATAATCTGACGCTATATTAAACCATGATGTAGGTACTCTTTTATTTAAAGCATTGAAATGATTCTTTATTGTATCTCCATAAGGCAATACGTCATCATCCAGTGTCATGTAATACTCTATATCTGGGAAATGTTTAGCTACGCATGCAAATCCAAGATTACGCACTCCATCATTCTTGTTATATATCAGATCAGACTTATCACCCATTATATCCTTTACCGAAAAATTCCTCTTCTTGTAAAAGACTCTTGGGTCTCTGCCATCTTTAACTACCACTAATAGAACGTCATTCTTTGCAAACAAATCAATCCATCCATCTATGAATTGTTTTATGCATTCATCTCTACATGTTGGAACTATACAAGCTATCTTCATACTAATAATAATATTCTCCAAATAAAATATACTTATACTTCCCCCAGTACTTCCACCATCTTAATAGTGCGTCACGTTGTTGGTCAACACTTGGTTGTACTAACTTTGATGTCGTACCACCTAAATGTGTCAACTGTACTTTCTCAAATATTGTCCTAGTAGTATACCCATTCTTCTTTATTCCTACTCCCAAATCTACATCATCCATTCCTACCATTAATCCCCAGTCATCGATTGGCCTATATGCCTTTCTTTGGAATGCTACTGCATATCCTGCAAACCAATCACACCTTAAGTATGGATCGGTTACCCATGGATTCATTGTCTTAGTCTTAAACGGACGCCCGACACGTCTGCCGTCAATACCAGTTATCCCAACGTGAGCCTTAAGATTATTAAGGAATGGGATATACCATCCACTATCCACCATCGTATCATTATCTAACCAAAACACAATATCACTCTTCGCAAACTCCATACTCTTATTCCTTGTAGCTGGACATCCAATATTCTTATCCTCTCTTATTAATATTGCGTTAGGATATATCTCTCTTACCAAGTCACTTATTGGCTCCACTGATCCATTGTCAGTAAATATTAACTCATGTTCTATATCAGTGTATCTCTTTAGTCTTTCCAAAAATTCTTTTGTTATATTGTATTGGTTCCAAGCCAAAGATATTATAGTTATCATCTTGATATGTTCTTTAATCTGTATTACTACACACTACCAGTATTTATATTTTTCAAAATACTTCTTATGGCGTATCCAGTATCTCCACCATCTTACTAACACCTCATACTGTTTCTCACTATTCGGTTGCACTGACTTAGCAGATACGCTAGTCAGATGAACTAATGGTACTTCCTCTCTAATCTTCTTCGCTCTATAACCATTACGTTTTATACCAACACCTAAATCTACATCGTCCATGTTAACCATCAGTCCCCAATCATTAATAGGTTTATATGCTTCCTTCTTAAACGCTACTGCGTATCCAACAAACCAGTCACAGTCTACATCAAAATTACTATCCCACGGGAACATCGCATTGAATGGATTGCCTACACACCTACCATCAATACCAGTTATACCTACAGACCCTTTAAGATTATTTAAGAATGGAATATACCATCCATTATCTACCATCGTATCGTTGTCTAACCAGAATACAATGTTATTATTTGCAAGTTTCATGCTCTTATTTCGTGTAGCTGGACATCCAATGTTTTTATCTTCTCTCACTAATATTGCATCGGGGTATATCTCTTTTACTAATTCGCTTATTGGTTCTTCTGATCCATTATCAGTAAATATCAATTCGTGGTCTATATCAGTATATTTCTTTAATCTCTCTAGAAATTCTTTTGTTGTTTTATATTGGTTCCAAGCCAAAGATATTATGGTTATCATTTTAGAATACCTTTACATCTTTATTACTCATACGTCTATACGATTCACTTGAAGAAAATCGTACATCTCGATATTCGTTATTTTTTTCACATTGTCTAGAACAAAACTGTTTTGTCTTCTTACTATACCTGTATATCTCTTTGCCACATTCTAAACAATATTCTTTGAACATCTTCCATGTGTTTACTGTGTTGTTATCGTCTGTATCCATTATTTTTTGAACTCCTTGTCCCACTCTTTAACTATCTTACGCCAACTATATTCATCTCTTGCCCACTTCATCATCTCTGTTCTATCAACTCCACAATTAGTCTTAGTATCTTTTAATAATTCTATCAACTTAGATTTATATTCATCTTTTATCTCTGGTTCATATATATCTAATTCATCCACATTAATTTTTATTCCGTATCTAGAAGTCTGTTTTAAAGCAGCGTAATCACAAACTACAGGTATTGCACCCATTGCTTGACACTTAATAGCAGTTATACAGTTTATCTCATAAAAATGTGTTGGATATGCCCATATCCCAGACGACAGAGTTTCTTCTATTATCTTATCTTGGCCTATCCTCCCTAAATGAACTATACCGTCTTGATTCATTAAACCATTTATATGCTCTTTCCATGCCTGTCTTTCTGGATTATTATTAAACATCTTATCAAACGTATTCCATCCATAACAGATATACAACATAGCCTCTGGTACTTCTTTCTTTATATCACTCCACATCTCAAGTAGATGTTGTAAACCTCTATCATATGAACTTGTATATATTATTTTATGTGGATTTCTTTTTATCTTTTTAGACTTCTCCGTCTCTTCAATCTCTTCTACATCTATACCATTACTAGTTACCAATATCTTATCTTTAAGATAACTACTATTCTTTTCATTTACAAAAGTCTCAACATGTGCGTCAGATAAGCATAATATCTTATCAATCTTATTAACTCTTTCTTCAGTATAATCTAATGGCGATTGAACATCATGTAGCCATAATATCTTCTTCTTCGCCTTGAGATTATAATCGAACAAATTTACACTCCTCCATACTATTAATATATTAAACTCATCCTTTAGGCTGAATGAATGCGATGATACATAGTTTACACCATCTATTTCACAATCCTCAGTAGGATTTGCATATACAGTTACCTTATATCCAAGCTTTACTAACTCACGAGACGCTCTTATTACT